CTTAAGGGCAATCCGCGGACAAGGGATGGAACCCAACGCCGCGGTCAGTCACCATGGTTATGGTGATGCCTTTAGGGACGAACGAAGCCGTCCCAAGAGATAGGTTTTGACCTACCTATCTCTAACCTTCTCCGTAACTAACTCAATGGCACGGGATGTCCAAGGAGGACAGTCCGGCCACACGGGTCCGACAAACGCACGTGAGGTTTTGAATCTCACGTGTCCCCGTTTGTTGTAGCCGTAACCAGGACGTTGGGGTTTTGAAGACCCAAAGTCAAGGTCCGAGTTAGATCCTAAACCTCCAATACGCAGATACAGAGAGTCGCGCCTTAGGGACCAACTGGTCGAGTCCGGGAGCACGTGCTCCCGAATTTGATCAGTGCCTGCTGGCACCCTCTCTGTGAAGTACACTGCGTAAGCCACTGTCTGGACGTCATCCTCCCCTAAGGGGGTCCGACGTCCGGTTGGTGGCCGGGTTCGATATGTCCATCCGTCCCAACCATTTCTGGCGCGGGTTGGACAAGCGATATCGAAACCTGTATGGAGATGACCTTCCCCATGGCCCGGTGGGCCACAGAGACGGTCCCGTCGAGGGATAGTACTAACAACCCAAGCATGCAAGTCGCCAAGCCGATCAAGGCTAGGGGATATACAGCGGCCATGGGTTGCCGCGTTCTCGCATAGTGCAAGAAGCGTGCCAACGACTCTAAGAGTAGAGTTGGCGACATAGTACAAATCCTCAACGCGAAGGACGGCCTTTCTTAGGAAGAAAGGACGCACGGAGAGCCCCAGAAACCAGTCGGTCCCACACGATTCGTAGAAGTTAGAATCGTGGAAGGTCTTCTCAGAGTTAACGGAGAAGCCACACCGACTGATCGCACTATGGAAGGTGCGAAACGCCTCTCGCGGTAGGATGATATCATCCCCGTACACGTGTAGGTTCTCACCTACGTGGAAAGGGACCCCATCGACTTCACAACTGGCTAGCGCCAGTGCAAAAAAGATGAGGGTTTCCAACTCAAACGTGTACGCGTTGCCCATGCTGGTAAACTTATGGAAAGAGTACCAGTTTTCCTCTACGTGGTAAGAGGAACATCGGCCGCGCTCCAGGAACTCAAACCAAGGGAATGGTAGAAGTTCCATAACGAGAGCATACGATATACAGTCACTCGCACTACTCAGATCGACGGTAGTCAACCCGAGACGGTGTGCGATCGAGGCAAGGCGTTGGTTAACGCCCTGATCGTCAAGCTGTACACCCCACCTGCGAAGGCGGGATCGTATGTACTTGCCAATGCCCTTCTGGTACAGAGACTCAAGGAGAGGCTCGATACAGATAGGGCGAAGGGTTGTAGCGTCCTTCGGGACAAAGGTCAGCTCCGATCCTTCGACAACATCAACATCCACCTCGCGGAGGAAGTATCCGTCATCGACAGGCCGGGACCCAGCCGGGTCCCAGCTCGGGAATTCCGAGAGGAATTCCTCGAGAATCGGCAGCAACGCGAAGCTGCATTCTAACTGAGAGTGCAGTTTCTTAAATACGGAGGTATCCCCCCGCACACCAGAATTCGCACCCGGACCGAAGCTAAAGTCTAGCTGTTCCAGATCAGGGACGTCCCCAAGGATTGCCGCTATTTTACGACGCGCAAGGTGAACTACCTCGCGGTCGCGTCTTTCGACGAAGCGACTACCCTCGAAGATTTCCCTATTGACCTGGGCACAGTTCGACTCGGCTTCGAGAAACTTCCGAATGGCCGTCTCGCGACGGTCAATCGTGGTAGGCAGAAACTCAGCTTTTCGAAGCAGAGAGACTGCCTGATAATCCACGAAGAAGTCGTCCGGATGCAAATAGTCGTTAGGCCTGACGGTTTTAGCCGCCAGCTGATCGAAGCAACCGTACCTCAGCCTGAGGTAGCACCCCAGTGAAACTGGGGTATCGATGGCTTCAAACATACGACTCGCATAGTCCTCCCAAGTGAAGCGGCCAGGAAGCCGCGAACGAGGGGGTTTGGACTTGCGTCGGGCTCTGGTGTACCCTGACACAGCACGCTTAGACTTTGACATAGTGTCCATAGAAGTCCTTGTTGCGATGCGATAAAGGGACGGGCGCTTCTGCCACTCAAGGATGAGCGTGTGGCATAACTTCCGAACCTAAAGGAGCCAAAACTAGACGGCGGCTAAGCCATCAAGCGTTGACTACCAGCTCGTCTCACCCGCTTCCACGGCCAACCGGACGTGGGAGACGCTCGAGATCAGGAACCCCGCAAGAACCCGAAGGTTCTCAAAGGACTGCTCCGAAGCGTTTAGGGGGAGAACGAACTTCCCATCGAAGTACAGCGTGCTGTCGACCACCGGGCCAGGGGTGTACCCCTGACTCGTCACGCCTCCGACCGGAACGTCCCTAAGAAGGGGCATACCGAGGAGGACGCGAACCGAGCGATTCGCAGCGCCGCCAGGAGGCAGCGTACGAGTAACGCGAACGAAGTTCTTACCGATGAGGTAAGGACTCGACGCCTGCTCGATCCAACCTGCTACTCCGTTGGCACCGCCAACGAAGGCCGGGTTGAAGATGTGATCGACCGGGGTGTCTTCACCATCAGGGATGGTGAAAGAAGCCATTGCTGGCATAAGGACAGCCCTCCATGGGCTAGGTAGTTGCGCTATTGCGCTAGTTGATGGAGCAACGCAAGGGCGTCCGCCAGTTTTCTCAAACTGGGGGTGAAGTCCTTGCTCAGAAGCCGGGGAAGGGCCCACGAGTGTCGGAGAATACGATATTTTCCTATCTCGCTGGTCCGCATCTTGGTCCTCCATCCCTTCGCGTACGAGTTCCAGGTCGGGAAGGATCCCGGTATTACCTGGTCGTCGGTCTCGTGCTCAGTCGTGGCGTACACCTTTGTATAGGTGTACCCATCAGTGATTGAGACCCCTTGTGGGGGCCGCAAAGACTCTAAGTACGAACCTACTGGTATGAACCAGTCGGCTACGAAGGAGAAAGGCACTAGTTCCCAGGCGGTGTTCAGCGGATTGCTGAACCCTACCTGTTCTAGTGCGAGTCTACTTGGCTCGTCGATTACCAAGATCAGCTTGGTCTTGGATTTGACGAGTGCATCTAGGCGATGCCGCTTATAACGATTCCAGAAACCGTCGGTCGTGTCCGACACGATCGATTTCGTAATGAACCGCCTTATGGATCCGGAGTATATCACGGGAGTCGGCTTCAGAGCCTTCTCGTACGTTGAAATAGCTCCATAGACGTCGTTAAGTAACGGCGTTACTCCATAAGTATAAGCCAGGTAGTTACTCGAAGCGATTCGACTTGACAGGTCGCCAGGCGACCTGCCAAACGCATCCCGAGGGTTTATTCCCAGGATGTGCAAAGCTGAATCGAACCGACTGCGTCGAAACTCACGGTATGACCGTGTGATCCGACCGACAACGTCGGTGACCAACCCAATGGTCTCGGGTAGTTCACCAAGCGTAACAGAGAGATCGATATCTCTGCTACGCACCTTGTCGATTGCTCTCAGATAGGACAGGTATTCAAGGTCAGCCTTCGTCTCGAAGTACTCCTCACCCCAAGGGGTGAGAAAACGTCCAGACAGTACTGACCCAAGTCCATCTGGGAATACACCAGTGTCACGTTGCGTTTGCAAGCCATTGTACGTGTCCCCGAAGGGACAGTTTCCGACCACACGCTCGTAAGTGTGCGGCTGGAAAGGCAAGCGTTCGCCACGTCGGACCTTACCACGATAGTC